TACCAGCCGTGTCTTGAGCGATTGTATCTGTCGCTGATTCCGTTACTACTTTTTTCCATGCCATGATTGACTCCTGTTAGTTATTTGGCTATGTATAATTCACCACTTATAAAAGCCAAATCCCCATTAGTCGGGTTACTCGGTTGTGAATTTTGTTCTTTTAAATTTAATACTCCGTCTATTTGAAGAGTATTCGTACTCATCCATAATGGACTACCTGTTCCATCTCCGTCAAATATTCTTTTAGCACTACCTGTAATTCCCTCATTTATAGTACCATTAAATATTGTTAATAAATCAGCATAAGTGTCTTTTACCTTATAACTGGTTAAATCAGCCATAGTTTAGTCCTTTTAGTGTAGATTGTGAAACATTGCTATCATGTTTTAATGAAGACAAAATCTGATTCGTTGCCTTTAAAGAAACAGAAGGAGTCAGCATAGCACTTAATATATATCCAGTTGTTGTCCAGGATGTATTTGTTGTCCATACAGCATTCATTGTCCCCCACGTTCCATCACCAAATCCAGTCCCCTGTATATCCTGTAGTGATGTAGTTGTATTACTTAGACCAACCAGCATTAGAAATCTCTTCCTTGTATAACAACAGATGTCTCTTCTGATTTATGTGAATTAGCTTCTCTCATTCCATCTTTGATAGCTTGATCAAATTTTTCATGAAAATACTGAGCCTGCTGCAATCCATCAGGAGCCTTCTCGTAACCGTGGGCTATAGCTTTATATGTTAATGCTTCATGAAATTCTGGTGGAATAACTGGTGATTCAAGCATACCAGTTTCAATTCTAATACTATCTGCATTATTAACACCATTATCTATACTAACAAAAGGCGAATCATGCCTCGAACAATGCAAGCTTAGTGTTCCAGCAGAAGGTCCACTTAATGTAACATTATCACCACTTAAATCAGCTACTGCAATAGCATCTTTATCTGTCCAATATACTTTAGCCATTATACATCTAAATCCTCTGTATCTGGAGTAGATAGCAGTCTTTCTATCTTAGTCCCATCGAAATAGACACTATTAATAGAAACTATCTCATCATCTATTTGATACCATCTTACTCCATTAGTAATTGATTTTTGGAATACACCTCTCAAAATCTTAGTTTTTTTTGTAAAATCTCTCAAAGCTTGATTAAGATAGATTCTTATCTCATTTTCAAGCATTTGTGGATGATGCGTTCTAACTAATTCGATCATCATTTCTTGCGTTAACCCATATCCCCACGATGGAGAACTGGCTGTTGTAGGATTAGACTGCGCCAACTGGAGCTCCTTGTGTCGTTGCTGGAGTTCCACCAAGCCTTATTAAGTCTTCATTATACATATTCTGTACTGTTGCTAACTCCTGATTAGCTACCTGGACCAACTCTACATCTTCATCAGAATGCAATAGTTTATTTAACTTATGTTGTAATAAACGAATAGCGGCTCCAATAACTACAGCATACTCTGCTCTATCTGGGAAATTAGTAATTGCACTATCTGTATATACTGGACTAGGGTATGAATTATAATCTACATATCCTGGTTCTTGAGTAGTCGTGATTGGTCTAATAAATAGTTTAGCTCCACCAGATGATTGCCCTTCCAAATAAAAAACTGGACTTTTTTTAGATGGTTCAAATATACTCCCTGAACCCTCTACCAAACGTGATTTAAATTCCAATGGAACCATGACACATCCAAAGCCATCCCTTAAAACCTTAATGATCTTCTTATCTGTAACATCAAGACCGACATTAATAATTTGGATTTGAATAGCGTCCCTTTCTAATACTTCAATAGGTAGTGTATCTAATAATACTCTTGCAGATTGTTTAAGAAAATCATCAAGCATACTACGATATGCTGTTAAATCTGATCCTGTTGATGTAGCTGTTTTACCAGCTATATTTTCAATCTGGGTCTGAAAATTTGCCATTATTTAAGATCACACAGTATAAAACGCTGTGATTCCCCAATCAATATTGTCGTCATTTCCTGTTGGACCTTTATAGTATAACCCGTTTGGAAATTCCATCGCAACTGATGGTGTAAAATATTGAGTCTGAACTTCTTTATCGAACATTATCTCAATAAGTACATCACCACTATTTGAGCCATCCTTTAGATGCAATCTATTGCCTACAATACTATCTCCTGTATTCGCAACCCTGCGAGCACTTATTACCATACCATACAATGTAGTATTAACTGATGTTATAGCAATAGCTAACGAACCAATTCCTGATTGATAATGTGTTGTTACTGTTGTTGGGAGCACAGCAGTTGTTATTGCAGTTTCACCACTATTCAGGATTTTGTTTAAAATTTCTTTTGTTTGATACTTATGCATATCAGCCATAACTATCTCCTTTACTTATCCACCACCACCGCTTTTCAGCATTGATACTGGCGGGGGCAAAAGCCCCCACCAATATTGTTATGTTATCAAGATACTGTTACAACACCACTGTCAGACCAAAGCTGCCCAGCTACCCCTGGGTCAGATGTTGGAAGATTAAGTTTCACTTTCTGAGAAGCAGCAACTGTAAGATCACTTTTACAGGTAAGACTCCCCGTCATAGAAACGTCTTTACCAGCTGCGTCTCCATTAAGAGCTTGTTCAATCTCTTTAACATTCTCTGCTGTTTTACCATCAGCCATGGATTTAGTTTGCGACATAACTGCCATTCGACTATCCTCCTTATGGTGTAACCATTAAAGCATGACTCTCCATGAGCGAAATACCAATGCCTTCATCAGACATGTATTGATCTTTTACGCCATCATAGTCATTTGCTTGAATGGAAGCCTGAAACTGAGGTGCACGATACTGAGCATGAAACAGATTCTCATCACTTACAATAAGCATATGCTTGTTATAAGGTCCACGCAATGCTGGAGTTGGAATCAACTGAAGCATACCGTGAGGTGTTTCAAGGGTTCTATAGTTAAAACCAAGAGCATCCCTTTTCATGTCACCAAGATTAACTGTCCATCCAGAATCACCAGCAAAAGAACCAGCGTTTCCGCCTTGTTTAGACCAGTACCCTAAAGCACCAGCACCAACAAATGCACGCTTACTTCCAGATGTAGGAACATACTGGAATACTTTTTCCATTGCATCGACAAACTCAGAATATGTATCAATATCACCAGATGCAAATACATTCTGTGCATCTCCTGAAGATGATCCATATCTCGCTAATGCAGTAAGAATACCCATTGTAGTTCTTACAGTCTTATCGTTCTCGTCAGTAATATCTTCAATATTAGCGAATCCGCCAGAAGTACCTTTTGGATTAGAGCCAAATATGAAAGATCGTTCTTTCTGTATCTTATGCTCTGCCGATTTTTGATCACGAAGCCTTGCTAACTCTTTAGATTCTCCACGAAGAGAAGCCTGGAGCAAAGTTCCAGTTACTTCCACAGGTGTTTTAAAAATCTGTGTAGAGTTATAGACTACTGATAGATCATCAGACCATGCAGCTGGTGAGTTAGTACCTTCACCTTGTGCATTACCAATAACCACAAACCAATCATCATCTGCAACATTGATATCTTCATTCGTCAAGTTTTTATACTTGATAGAATCACCACTACTAGCATACTCAGTGATTAATACCTGACCTTTTGATCCGCCAGATGGTCCACTTGAGTCAGAAAAAACATCACACATCAAGCCTTTATAGTTGGCACCAGGTTGGATGCCTTCTGCATTATCAGTTGCTATTGATGTAGATTCTGCTCCAGAAGCTACTGCAGCAGGATTAGCTGCTGATTGAAACTGTTGCTTCTGCCACGGGTTACGGTGTTCAAACATTTTGAAAGTAGGGTCAGCCATTCCAGAAACCGTTTGCTGATTTGCAACAACGGTAAGGAAAGGTGTAACATCTGTCCAAAGCTCTTTAACCACATTTGGACGGATATAGAAATCCCTTCTGTCAGAATAGAGAACACCACTTGAACCAAGATTCTTGGCTCCTGTTACGGCTGTTGTAGCCATATTATTAT